GGCTCCACGTTTTCAAGAAAACAGTAATTAAAAAGGGGTTTCATGTTTATGTTTATAGGTTTTTTGTGATTAATTTCCCGCAAAGGTTCATACAGCTCAGAATAGGCTTCCGCTGGGGGCCTGTCCGATGTTCACGATAACGTTAGTAATCGTTGTGGCAGTAGAGGTCATAGTTAACGTGGCCGCCACGAGGCTCGTCACACGAATGCCAGCTTGTCCAGAAGACTGCGTTGCCGCAGCGTTGAACGTGAAAAGGCTATCACCTATGGTGATGCCCGCTCCTGCCGTTACACCCATCGCCGAAATGACAGTGCCTAGGTACTCCGCACCTATGACAAAGTCGCCGAGAGCAGTAAAGGTGATCACGCTCGCAGCGTTGATCGAAAACCCTCTGCCCCCGGCAGCGATGACAGGGGCAATACCCATTGGGTTCGCGCCTGTTTGTGTGTTGGCACCAGAGACTTGTCCACCCAAAGGCGGATTTCCGGCTGGATTCATCTGAGGAATACGGAATGTTACATCGTAGCTCAGCCAAACCTTTCCCCAGTTGACGGCAGTTCCGTCCACAGTACAAAGATGTACAACGGCTGCATCATACAGCTTGACATCTTGGTTGGCCCCAAGCGCACCTGGTCGCACGAAGCGATTTTGGTCTGCGCGGTTGAGCCTTCCGGCTGGTAGGTTGCACACGATGTCCTTCCAAGGGGCGTCTTCACAAGAATCCATGTAGGAACTTGCTATCTGCTCAGAGGCAGGCGCGCCGTCAGAGGCGTCGTAATCAGGGGCGAGTATCACGGACCCAGGGACATTGGTTCCAGTGCGCGTGAAGTACTCCACTTTCAAACTGTTGAAACGGTACTCCTCAAACGCATTGGCCATAATGGACAACCACGGAAATGTGGCAGCCAGTCCTGGGTTAATGGCGAGGGAAGAAGCAACGGTAAACGCTGTGGTTCCAGAAAGATTGGTAACCAGCTCTCGATGCCTCACTCGCGTGAAATCCTGCCCTCTCGTGATCACAGGTGCTTTTCCAGCCTGTCCAGTTGCGTACGCTGCCGCCACTGAGGTCTGTTGCTTCACGAATTTCCCAACGGCCCCCTTACGGCGGCGACCAGTCCTAGCACGAGGCTTAGGGCCAGACTTCTTCATTTGAGAATTCGCTTTCTTCTTCTTTTGCGATGCCTTTCTTGGTAGATCAGGCATATTAAACAAAACAATAACTCTTAACTAACTTATAGGTTAATTACAAAGGATTCAAACGATACACGGTTTTTTACTACCGTGCTCTATCCTAGACAAAAATTTGTTTTTTGTAGAGTTCCCCGCCAAGAGGAGATTATCAATCTGGGTCTTGGGCACACCATATCAGGTTCACGTAGGAGGGAATGCTCGCCCTTCGGAGCGCTTATTAATTGCGCAACCGCGTTGCCTTTGTTGCTACCTATTGGTAGTCAACTTCTACAAGCCTATTGAATACGGGATCTTCAATATAGGCAGGTAGAGTATTGATTCGGGACAGCAGATCTTCGACGCGTTGCAAATCGCGCGGCTGCAGATCATATCTGTAGCAAACTGCCTCCCTAGCCATCTCGATGTCAACACACCCGTCATCTACGCGGGTTTTATACCACGCAGATTCGTTGACAGCGTTAAAGCTAATCGTCCGATACTTGTCAGGGCCCTGTCCAAGAACTCCATAACCAAGCCGACGCAACTTCCACAAGAATGCCCCCAGAACAGGGTAAGCTTCAGGTACATTTCCGTAAGATAGAGCTATAGCTACTGCCACCTGGGCAATAGCTCTCTCTATAGGAGGCTGGCTCCATTTGCCGTTGTTTTGGACCCGGCAAATCTCACGTGGCGAGCGGAGTAACTTTCCCAGCTTCAACACAGCTGAAGGTAAAGGCATCCACAAAGGGGCGCGGGTCCTGGCGTTCACAGTCCACCATCCTTTCAGAAAAGTGAGCTGATGAGCGCTATCGCGCCTTTGGTCCTTGACTGTAAACCCGAGCTCCTCCCCTACCTCAACCAAAGTAATGGTTGGTCTGAGTTGGACACGGTGCAGCCATCGCACGTACATAAAGATGCAGTCAACACTGCTCAAACTTGTGGTACACATAAAGCCAGTTGGTAGCTGGGTGCCTCCATCTCCGATAACCTCAAGCCTCTCGTGCCTGATTTTGTACCGGATGCGGCTGCAGAAAAGCAACAGATCGATAAATTCTCTGGGTACGCCCAGATGCTCAAGCCACATCACGGCTGCGACATCTATCGCGCCTGTACTTTGTGTGTGGTCAAAAGCACTCTGGTCAGCTTCACCTAGTTTACCAAACCAGTTGTAGGCTGAATCGTCACCCGAAACTATCACGACCAGGTCGGCCTGACCCTGGAACATCACTGCCCCAGCGGTACTCAGCGCCTCCTGTGTGGATCCACTGGCGTAGATGATAATCATAGACTTATCTCCAACTCTCCAGACGTTTGTAGCAACAAAGATCTGGTGTAGATATGCATTCAAAGCTCGGGAGAGCTGCGCCATATTGGCGTGAAGAATGGGATCTAAATTCACGATCGCTCTAGGTTTTAGTGTCACCTGGCCGTTGTGAAAAAGTTTTTGAGCTGTGATTGTTTCATTCCACTTTAGCATTATCTCCATCTTCATGGGGAATTTTGCTCCAGCGACGTCCTGTAAGTATGCAGCGAGAATTCTGGCTCCTTTCGGACCCATATCTTGGCAGCATTGCTCCAAAGAACGTACTTCATGAACAGTTCCTGAGAACATCCCGCTTTCGATCATCATCTTAGCGGTTTCTCTCCATCGCTCCTCAATTATGTGTGGAGGATCACACTTAGTGAACGGATCGTTGTGAATCCGGTGTACGCAAGCCACAAGCGTGTTAAGCGAGTTCCTAGCAGGCATCCATAACAATCCGTTCGTTACTAGGATTGGATGGAGCACATTGCGTCCAGCTGCACCACTCCCAGGTTCCGGGGTGGGATCACTAAGTATTGCCAGCGCCTCTTCAAGCTCTACTTTCCTGCCATCGATTCTGATAGCAACGGTACCCCTGAAAACCTCAGGGCCGCAAGTGATCTTCGAACTGAAAGAAGGAATAGTGGTAGCGGCGGGGATAGCCGACCACAAGGACCTTGGTTCAATTCGTTCTCCTAGAACGTAGGCTTCTATGAAGCGGGTGAAGGCTTGTGCAACACTTCCTGAAACCCTATAGGAGGGAACAGGTCCTTGCCAAGTCGGTCGTGGTTGATTTACCGAGGGCGAGGGCACAAAACCTTCTGCTGTAAACGGGGTAGCGCGCATATTCCAGAAGAAATGAAGCGCCGTCGCCAGCATGTATCCATCCAAAGGCTGGCCTTTGGCACTAAAATGGATGTGTATCCACCTGCACACACGGTGCATAGCTGCTGTCATCAATGCCGGCCACAAACCCAGAAATGTCCAATGTCCTATAAACTCCATAAAGAACATGGCGTCCCCAAACCTTGGGAACATTTTCCAGAGCAGCTCCTCATAAAATGGGACTGCTAATTCGTGTAAAACCGCAATAGGGTGTGACGAGTAGTTCTGCCTCAACCTCATAAGGGTGAGTGAGACCTGCCCCAACGATGGGCTTGGAAAGTCTCCGCAGATTGGTGGTACTGTTAGTTGTGGCATTTTTCTAACGATTTCGGAGGCGATGGCTCGCCCTTGTTGGATACACATAGGAATGACCTCTCTGGCCATAACAAATGCATAAGAAAGCTTACAAAATTGGGCCGAAGCCCACAGATTGATAGCTACCCCTGGATATCCGAGCCACAGCTCAAGAGGAATCCCTCCACCTAGCCACTCCAGAGGAGCCCGCATCTTAGGATATGTGGAAACTACACCCGCAACCGCAGTCCCTAGACTGCCCGCCGCGCGAATTCTCAAATGATGTCTCAGGAACAACAAACCCGCCGCCGCCCCTAACCCGATGGCCGCAGCCTTTAGGGAAATTGGGAGGTAGGAGGCCTCGAAAGGGAGTGAAGTACTGCGAGCGTTGGCCAGGTCTTTCTCAGACGGGACAAAATCCGTTCGCAAATGGAGCAAGCGAGTAGAGATGTTTTCTCTCCCTGCATACACCACAGCCATCGTCGTATCCAATCGCATCCGATTGTAGAAGGACGGGAACCTTTCGCGCAAACAAATAGCTAAGTGGTCTTTGGCCAAGGCCGACTCCACCGCCACACTTGCTGCGTCGAGAATAGTCCCATAGGGGGGTTTAAGCAAATACTTGTCTCCAGCTGCCTCAGCAGCCTTCACATGCACACAAAAAACGGGAGGAGCCGCTTCCTCCGGCCTCATAGACTCTGGCACAACCGCCAGAACACGCTCCATAACAGGGCGGATCGTGTAGTCTATAAGTTTTTGGACCCAGGTTCTCGCGCAAGAGATCCTGATCCGCGACACCGCAGGCTCAATTTCAACTTCTATACCGATTGCCTGTGATCCAGGTATGGCGGCAGAGCATCTAAAAAGGTGGTACGGTCCGACTATCCGCAACACAGCCACATCGAGACCGTCAGTGTGCCTACTCAAAAGCCAATTGACGTCAGGATGCGCCGGATACGGTGGAACCCCTTGTTCAGGTGAAGAAATGATAAATTTGTCCTTGCGGTACCAAACTTGTTCGCGGCGACCATCTCCGTAGTCATCGCAACCCGCCTCACCAACAAACATCCGTGCCATAACATAGACATTGCCAGACCGCGTACGGCCTGCCAATTCTAAAATGGTCTTAGCGGAGAGTGCTGTGTAAGGGCCTTCCCCTTCTTGGTACACGTCCTGCACTATTACGGTGTCGAACATTTGTCCATGGGGAATATCCTTCCTCAACCAGCGAGCGTTGCGCGCCTGGTCACCCTCAACACACGTGTTGGGGCCCAGGGTCCAATCTATGGACACACCTGACTTAGGGTTGGGAATTAGGGAAAAGTTGCGTGGAGCTCCAAAATAATCTAGGACTTCCATCTTTTTCAGACGTAACCCTTCGATCCTCAGAACTTCCGCTGCGCACAAACTTCTGGCCAGCGCGGAGTACTCATGAGCGTTATACGTTGCACCCGGGTCCATCTTGACCTGTTTCGGGTATCGCGAATTGTAAAACGCAAAAGCCTCCGGGCTCTGCACAGAAAATTGCCTACTATCTGCGAACTCTCTGATGTCCGCAAATTTCTGCAGTTCGGCGGGCTTAGAAGAAGCGCTCTTCTTGCCCTCTGCTGCCTCAGATTTACCGTCCTTGGGTTTCTCTTCCTCTGGTTTATCTTTTGGGGCAGACTTCAAGTTGGTTGAAGGTCCGTGCAACTTCCTGCAGGTCTCTCCATACTTGCACTTGCCATGGTCACTGGCAAACTTACAAATATCCAACTTAGCCTTGGCACTACCCGTGCCAGGTTGCTTTGGTGGGGCTGCCTTAGCCTCTCCCACCCCCCTCGACTTGCGAGTGGCTGCCCCCTTGCTTGAGGGACTTGAACTTCTACTGCTCTCCGCAGAACTCACCTCTTCACTGTAGTGTTGGATGGTGGATTTGCGACCTGAAGATGCAGGTTTAGTAACTTCTAATGACTGGTTTTCCATTGAAACGCCTTTGCGATTTTTATCCTATTCTCTTGCTGCAAATAATATAGGAGACCGTACGATGCACTTCTACGTATAGAGTGCTCTGGGCCGGACAAAATGTAG